AAACGTTTTGCAACGGCAATAGCCTCCTGTTGCTCACGCAGGGCCGCCTCTTTCTCGCGGCGCTCGTCATGCCAGACCTTGCGCATCTGTTTGAGCTTGGACTTGACCTCGTCGTCATAAGCTTCTAGCTCGTCTTTCTCCAAGTTCTCGACCAGCTGCTTGGGCATTGGCTGCCGGCCGCGGTCTTCTTCTGGCGTGTCATCTCGACTTCAATCTCAAAACCAGCGTCCTCAGCTTCCGCTTTGGGCGCCTTGTTCTCTTCAATTTCATCGGGGAACTTGAATTCTTGTTCGTCCATTTGTGCCATTTTTGAAGGCTCCTTTAGGCTCGTTTAATACCGCGCGGATCATCCACCACGCTCTCGACAGAATCATCATTGATGAGTCTGAACTCTCGGCCATGGATCAAGAGTCGGGTTCCGGCATTGGGTCGAACAATGACGAAGTCTCCTTTCTTGCACCAGGGTCCGCTTGGGAATCGCGCACTGTCCTTGTAGCAGTCAGGTCCAAGGTCTACAACGAAAAGCACTGTTGCCAGCTTCTCTTCATAGTCAATGGTTTGTTCAGACTTTACAAGGCCAATAGAGCTATCCTCAAATTCTTTCTCCACTTCTGGGATGGCACAAAGAATTCTGTAGCCAGAAGGGCGAGGCAGTTGTTTCGCCTTTTCCTCCGCTGTTGCGTCCAATTTGTATGAACCTACGATCTCCGGGTTATCGGGGTTTGAGCCGATGAGTATGGTGTCTACCATTAGTCCTCCGTGAAAGCGCATTGACCTTGTTGTGGGTATACGCCAGGTTTAAGAAAATTGCCTTTTGACACGTTCTCTCTGGAGGTTATGACCTCCAGATTCCAGGGTACGTGCAAACCTGAAACCTCTTTTCCCCTTATTGGGACAATATGATCAACCTGGAATTTGTCTTTTTTGTCAGACTTGTACTGGTTGAAAATCCTGCAAAATAAATAATATCCTTCAATTTCAGCTTCATGAGCTTTATTGATCCAGGGCGGTGTTTGTTTGGTTTGAGACGCATATCGTCTCATTCCTTTCGCCCTCATTTTGTCCCTGTTTTTTTCCGCATATCGTTTTAGCGCGTCGGACCTTTTCTCTTTGTTTTTTGCAACCCAAATCTTCATGTAAGCACTTTGATTTGAAATGCTAAGACCGCCATAGCTTTCGTATTTCTTGGAGATCTCAGTCGTCATCCACATTCTCCAAGTTTTGTTGCAGGTCTAGTATGTAACCTCTGGCAGTGAGCAGACCACGAATCTCACCACAGAGTCTTTTGTACTCCTCAAACGATTCGGCCTTCCCTTCTGACAGGTAGTCCTTAATCTGAGAGACCTTTTCGTCGGTCTGCTTTGTGAGCACTTCAAGGGCGTCCATCATTCACCTTTTGTCGGTTTTGATTTGTATTGCAAAGAGGTTTTAAGAGCATCAGCCAGGATGTCGCGGCTTTGTATCGCTCGATCGTGCTGCTTATCAAGATTGTCTGTTACCAAATCAACCTTGGCCTTGAGCACGGCCTGCTTCATGGCAGTATCTTTCTGCGTCATAAAGCGAGCCACCTCAATCTTTTGCTGCTTAGTGCGCAGATCAATATCCGCGGCATCCTTGGCAGCCTTGCGCTGTTGCTCAGCTTCTTTAATCGCCAGCTCTTTCATCTGCATCTGGACCAACGGATCCTGCATCTGTTGCTGGGCCTGCTGTTGCTGGGCCTGAGCTTGGTTTGCTTGCGTAAGACGCTGGGCAGCTTGAGCCAACATGGGCGCCAACTTGGCTTCGACGGCCGGGTCCATGTGCACATCTTCGCCTGACTCGTCCTTCTGGGGCGGCAGGTCCATACCCAACTGCAGCTCGATCTGCTTGCGGTACTCGAACCCAAGGTGCTCGTTGATGTGGTTCATCATCTGAGCCTGCAGCTGCGGAGCAATCGGGTTGTTCTGCAACAACTGAATGATCTTCGGGTCTTGCATGGCCGACATGTGGACCATGATATGAGCCTGGTGATCTTGGTACATGAACGCCTTGACCGGCTTGCCCATCAAAACGTTCTGGTTCTCTGTCACCGGGTCCGTAGGCTTCTGGTCCTCGTCCATCGGGATGAGCTTGTTGGCGTTCTTGATACCAAGCACGTCCAGCATCTGACGGTGCAGCAGAGGCATGTTGTACATCTGCGGGGCGGTCTGCGCCAGCTGAAGCACGGCCTGGTACTGAACAATCTTTTGGGCCATCGTCGATGCGTTCGGGTCAGAGACCGGAATAACATCCACGTCGTCGTAGTCAGATTTCTTAGCCGAGCGGCTGCCCTCGACCGGCACATAGTCGTAGTCGTCCGGGGTGTAGTCGCGAATGATGTCACGCAGCAGTCCCAGCTCTTCCTTGAACGAGAAGTGGATGCGCGCCTGAACAGCGCTCATCACCTTCAACGTACGCTCGAGGATGGCCAGCGTCGTACCAACCGGGGCCTGCGAGCTCATGTCGCTGATCTGCAAATCGGCCGTGTTGGCAAACCGGCGACCATCTTGGATGATCTGGTTCAGCAACTGCAACAGGGTCTGGCTTGGCTCCTTGTACGGGAGCGTCATCAGGTTATCTTTGATCGTGCCGCTTGGCACATCAACGTCACGGAATTCACCCGGGGAGATTGGCGTGTCGTCACCCTTGACGCGCAAGCCGCGGGCCTTGAAGCCACCCGGCAGGTTGCTCAGCGTACCGGCATCCACCAACTGGCGAATCAGCGACGTGCCCGACTTGGCAAACGCACCAATCAGGTGGATCAAGCCAAAGTGGTAGAAGCCAAAACCAGGGATATAGCCGTAGTGCACAAAGTGCGCGCGCTTACGGCAGTTCTTGTCTTCCGGTCTCCAGTTACGGCGGATGGCCAGAATCTGTGCCGTGTTCTTGTCGATGGTAACGATGTAAGGCAGAGCAATGCCGGTGGGCTCGCCATCATCGTCCTTGTGCTCGTATCCCTTGAGGTCAAGGTCCACATTCATCTCAAGGATACGGAAGCGGTCGTCCGTCGTGGCCCTAAACCCCAGACGCTCGGCAATCTTTTTCTCCACCTCATCTAGAACCACGTCCGGCTCACCAAGGTCAATGTCTCTCCAGAACCCAGCCACCTGCAAACGGCGGACATCGTTCTCGGTTTTGCGCATTACATGGGTAATACGCGGTGATGATTGCAGGTCTGAGGCGCCATAAGGCACCACCAAGTCTTCGGCCGGCACAAATATAGAGGTCTCACGCTCCATGTGCGGGTCGTAATACACCTTTTTGAAAGCGTTACCGGACAGGCCCAAGCCCCACAGCATCCGCTCGTGCTCAGGACGGAACTCTTTATTCTTGTCCGTCAGGCGGTAGTTCATGTCCTTCTCTACGCGTAGAGCGGACTCTTTCTTGGCCGGTGTCTCGAGGCCAACAATCTCCGTTTTGACCGGGCCGGCAGCTGGAAACGTTGCCATCATGGTCTCGGACTGAAACTTCACCAGAGCTTCGGCCATGATCGGGTGATACACCCCGCAGGCACCTTCCCACGGCTCAGACCTTTCCTCGATCTTCATGCCCAGCAGCTCCAGACCATCTACATATGTCTGGATCCAGTCCTTACGGGAGGCCAAGTCTTCCTCAAAGTCGCCAATCAGTTCGCCGGCCAGCGTAGCCAACTCGCTGTCATCGATGTACTCAGCCAGGTTGGCATCAAAGTCCTCTGCCGTCTCGCGCGCCGGCTCAATCTCAATCTCCATTCCATCGATGCCAATCGTCACGCTGTCCGGGTTTTCGATTTCGATCTCGATTGGCGGGCCTTCTTCTATTTGCTCCAGAGAGTCAATACCAAGTGGCGCTTGGTTGAAAGCTTTGTCGATGTTTGTGGCCATCATGAATCCTTAATAGTAAGCAACTTTGCGCCGAAAACTCACGGGCTCATCGTCCTCGTCAGAATCCAACCGCAAAAATCCACCGTGCCTGAATCGAATCAGGGCCTGGGTCGTCGAGTCCACCAAGTCGTCATGCGACGCATTTGGGAACGCAGCCATCTGTTCAATTACCTCTCTCGCCCAGCTGATATCAGGCGCCCATACTTTACCCGACTTAAATAGATCAGTCACGGAATTCAAACGAACAAATTTATCGTTACCCCGAGTCGGCGTGTAGTCATGGATCGAGATCCCCATCCGCCTTAACTCAAAAATCAACGGTGCACCCGCCGCTTTCGCTTCAATAATGCACGTATCGGGCTGCCATTCGTTGTACAACTCGAGCGCCTTGGCCTTCAACTCAGGGAATTCCAGCCGCTCCTGGAACGCATCTAATAGTATGAGGTTGATATCGCTTGGGTTTTCATCTTTATGGAACACCCCCCAGGTTGTACACGCAGAAAAGTCACTCCGCTCGCTCTTGGTAAACGCCGTATCCCAGCTCTGAATGATGAATTCGCACTGAGGAGCCCGCTCTCCCTCCCAAATCTTCCACCAATCCCGCTTAACTAGCGCCCCTTCTTCCCCGGTCGGCCTCTGTTGGTACTGGGCATTCCATTTACTAGGCGGCAATTCTTCTTTTAACGCTGCCAATTCACCCAAAGACCAGAATTCCGGCCACAAAGGCTTACCCGAGGGCAAAATCGCGGGCAATTCGATCACTTCCCAGTCTTCGCCAGTCGTTCTTTTCATCGAATCAGAGAGCACTCGACCCGTCAAA